ACTTCCTCAGCCTGAGCATCTCCTGCTACTAATAAAGTTGCGGCAGTAGTAACTGTTGTTTGGCTTGAACTGATTGGCATTACTCTCCTTAAATAAGCCCCGAATCCTCAATAGCATCGACGGCATCATCGATGCTTTTTGTTACATCTGGGAAATCAAATAGCAGCATAACTTACAACAGATTCACTAATGATCGAGTTCTACCGCTAGCGAGTTGCGTATAAACCTGAGTGGTAGCAACTGATGAGTGCCTCATCAAATCTCTTACTGCTAGCAGATCGCCGTTTGATCGCTCTAGCATATTTGTAGCAAAGTAATGCCTGCAAGCGTGAAAGGTTTTCTTTGGAATACCTAATCGCTTCATTTCAGCAGAACACATCTTGGTTAATGTATTTGGGGATACTGACCAAATTCTGCTACTTACCTGATAATTCAAAATTGTTTCAGCCACAATATCTGCAACAGGTATAGATAGATCAGTTCCACCCTTGCCTGCAACCCGCAGAATATAGCCATCATCTACTTTTTCTAAATCTACTCCACGAAGGTTGGCAACCTCCATAGCCCGCAATCCTGCTTTGCAGCCGATTATGAACCAATCTCGCATTGGCAGTTCTGCCTTAGTCATAATTAATTCGGCTTCGCCTGGCGTTAGCGGGTGAGGTAACCCACGCTTCTTGCGAACGGCTGGCAAATCAAGATCAGCCTGATTGGTAATTAAACCCATTTTGCGCAGGGCCTTAAAGATACTGCGAACTCTTGCAGCGTAGGTACCTTTTGTAGAGGCTGCCCTAACGCTCATTATTAGCCTTTGTAAATCCTCAGTAGTTGCCGCCTGTGGATGAACATTTAAGCGTAATAACAAATTAAAATCATTGTTAAACATAGCCATTGAATAACCTTGGGTTTCATATCTATCCCGCAGTTTTTCTTTGATTATCTCCAATGGTATGTGTTCCATATTTAGAACAATCTCAGAGGATTGTGCCAAGTTAGTAAAGCGCTGCTATTTCCTCGGCGGTCAAACCTAGCGCTGCTAACTTAGCCTGAGCACTTGCTTTTGCTGCTGCAACTACTGCTGCCTCTGCCTCTGCTGCTGCTCGTTGATCCTCAGCCGCTACTCTTGCAGTTTCCATATCTGCAATTTCTTGCGCTGTTAGAGGTAGCACCTCAGTTACTCCAGTAGTGCAATTAACAACTACCTTAGTTGGTGTATCTGCCATTGTCTTTCTCCTTTGTTAAGCGTTGGATATTCCGTATAAATATACTGTTGAATGTTGTTTGAAATTAGCACCACTTGATGCTGGGAATATTTTAAAGGAAGTGATAGCGGCACTATTAGCCCATAGACCAGCAATTGTATCTTGATAAGCGGCAGTAGCATTATCTTCCATTGCGCTAATGATGGATACTGTTTTGTTATTAGAACTTGTATAATTAGGAATATACATTATTTGATTAGAAAATGTAGACGCAGTAGATGTATCACCATTACATTCACCTAAATAAATAAATGAAGTTGAAGATGCTCTATAACTTGTCACTGCCGAACCTGTGCCTTGTAAAACAGTGTAAGAGTAATTAGAACTATTGCTATTAAATCTAACTACTGGGTCATCGTATGCGAAACTTCTTGTAGTTCGTAATGAAAACAATACCACCAAATCGGTGTATGTAGCGGGTATGCTGGTAAATTCTATATCAGCCACACCGCCCGACCCGACTGTAGTTGAATTGATTAAGGTATATGTGGTTGCCATAGTTACGCCTTTAGTATTCCGTAGATGGTTGCGGTTGTGCCGATGGCAAAGTTGCCAGTAGCGCAAATTAGTTTGACGGCAGTTATGGCGGCGGTTGAGCGCCATAAACTTACTGTATTCCACACGTTACCAGTTCCATTTTCATCTGCTGCGTTTGTCGCTAATGTGGTCTTCAAAGTGCTGCCTGCATAAGAAAATATATCTAAAGCGGACATTGACCAATTAGATGATTGGACTGTATATCCAGCATAGCCACCAGTGGTGCTTGTTGATGCGCTTGAAGTTGCGCTAGTTCCATTACCTCTTAAACGAGTATAAGAATAATTTGTTGCGGTATCGCTATTAAATTGAAATTCAACACCACTTACGCCTGCGTTAGTTGTTTGTGCATTTAGCACAATGCGCAAATCAGTATAGGTTGCAGCAATAGAACTAAATGTAATTGATGCAGCCGCACTACCCAAAGTAGTTGTAGCAATTTTCTCGTATGTGGTTGCCATATTATCCTTTGATTCCGTAAAGGGCGAAGGTTGTTGAGGTAGTCCAGTTGGTGCCATCTGCGGTTAAGGTAATTGTGCTTATTGCACTTGTAGATAACCATAAACCTGAAATCAAAAATATATTTCCTGCACCATTTCTATCGCTACCGCTAAATCCTCTAGCGGTTTTATATTTAGAAGTGTCTGCGTAATCTATGATGTCTAAAATTGAAACAGCGTTCATATTGGCATAGGTTGCATCAGTTGATAAGTTTGAACCTCTGAACTTAAAAAATGCGTTCGTACCAGTTGCTTCACCTTGCGCAGTTGCACTTGCGCCATTTCCTTGTAAATTATGTTGTGTATAATTGTTGCCAGTATCAGAATTAAATCTAACTCTTGTTGGTAATTCAAATGTGCCAGCATAGGTATCTTTAGCAATACCTCTAATTTGTAAATGTTTATAGGTAGCAGGTATTGAACTAAAAGTAATCACACCACTTGAACCCGTGCCAGTAGCACTAGCAATAGATTCATATGAACTGGTAGAAGCCGCTACCCCGCCACTATCTAATATCCCAAGAATTAAAGACATTAGTTAATTTTGCCCACTATGTACCAGCTGTCAGCGGCTACTTTAATACAGCTCGCAGCCCCAAAAGTTGTAGTAATTGTAGGACTTGTAGAAACTGCTCCGGCAGAGGCAACAGTTACCCCTGCACCTTGCACAATAGTCATTGTGCCAGTAGCACCAATTTTGATCAAATTTATCACTGATCCAGTTGTAATTGCTACAGAGCTGTTAGGTGGGATTGTAATTGTTGTAGCACCTGTGTTTGAGTAGGTAATCAGTTTATTGTCTGCATCTGCCGCTACAAAAGTGTCAGATGTGGTAGTCACAGCTCTAACAGTAAGGTTAGCAATGCTGTTCATCTGCGCAGCTGTCAAAACTTGCCCGGTTACAAAGGTGGCCATGTATCTCCTAGTAGCTTAAAATATCTTCATCTAATAAACCATCAACGGCTGAGTCTAGCAAAAAACCTACCGCAAAGGGTTGAGCGCATGAAAATGTTACAAGAAAAGAATTAGGTGTAATTTGATATTGTACACCGGCTATAACGCTATCACTGACCACATTGCCGGCAGGTAAGGTTTGTGTAACCTCAATAGGGTCAAAAATGTCAAGCTCCAAAGCTGCCGTAGTCCTTGCAACATCATCTTGACTATAGGCATCTACAGTCAAAGAGTTGAGCTGTATATCAACACCTTGCTCTTTGCGTGAAGCAATAATCATTTGTGCCTGATTGAGAGCATCTGCCTCGGTCTGCATAATGCCTGATCTCACTCGGCTATGCTGAAAATAATCTGAAATGCTTGTTAAATCACTTGCCGTCTGGCCGGTCAATCCTGCCGGCGTAACTGTAACTTTGTTGATCATTTGAAAGTCAGATATGTCAAACTCTACATTTTGATAGGTAATATCACCTGATCCATTAACATCTGAGAATTTTGTAAGAGCTGCCCCAGAGTCAGTAATGATGTCTGTCCTTGACATAAACCTAACAAAGCCTCTTTGATCTACATACAAAGCCCCGGCCTCTGTCTGCTCTATATCTTGCAGAGATGCTAATAAAGATCTTGAAGCTCCAGTGTCAGCTTGTACTGTAGTAGTAGTTGTATTTGAGATCTCTCTCATGCCGCCCGGCCAATCCCCGGCATCAAGCAAGCTTGTAACTCTTTGCGCTGTAGTTTGTCCGGCAGTGCCACCGCTGACTGTAGTCAAGGTAGTTAGGTTGAGCAGCTGAAAACCATCTACACAATTAAGTGTTACATAAGCCGGGTCAAATCCTGTAGGACTTTGGTAATTCCAATCTTGTACATAAAAAGATCCTAGGCTGTAGGTAATGCTGTTAAAGGTTGCAGTCATGCGGATCTTACGCATAGGTTTAATCTTGCCAAAAAGAGGTGATCCAGTATTAGCAGGATTAAAAGTACCTGTTTGATCTACAAATACTATTTTTGCACTGCCACCTACAAATGAGTCAGATGATCTATTAAAGGCACGCCTTATGTAGCACTGTGTTACAAACTCTGTTATATCTACAACATCCGCTGCCGCTGTACCTAATACAGCTGAGTCTAAAGGTGTATTGACATCATCAAGGACAAGAGCCGGATCAAAGGAAGCTCCGTTGCTAAAATCTATCTCTGCCTTAAATACTGCCGCCGGCATTATCTACC